GATCGCCGCTGCCATTAAACGGGCGATCCGGCATAGCAACTTAAGCCGGGAGCAAGTGGTGGACGGTATCAACGCCTATTTTGGCCGGGCCCCAAAGAACGATGGAAAAAAGCCTCTCACCATCCACATGTTGAACAACTATCTTTCCAAGCCCGTCCAGTATCCGATCCCTACCTATTATATATATGCGATTCAGCACGTGACCGGGTCACTTGCGCCTGCAAGGGCACTTGTGGAGCCGTTGGATGCCAGGGTGATCACGGGCGTGGAAGTGCGTCAGATGGCGTTGGGTAAGCTGGATGAGACGATTCAGGAGATGCAGCGGCTGAAGCGTGAACTCAGGGGAGGAAAGCATGGGTAGGCGGGAAGGCAGGAAAATAACCAGAAAGATGAAGATGCGAATGTCGAAGTTGTGTGAGACTGAGGCTAAGACTGAGGCTAAGACTGAGGAGAGACAAAAGGCCGATCCTACAAAAATTTCAAAGGCGAGGGTCGTGGCCACGGGGAAGATTGCAGGTGGTGTGAGTGAGACCCGTGTGGCTTTTGAGGAAATGGGTGAAGATGGAAAGGCCGCTGTGCGGCATGTGTTTCGGGATGTGCGAAGGGCAGAGGAGGTTGCTAACTTATAATATAGAAAGGAAGGGACCCTATGTACCTCACCGAAAAACAAGCAAAGGGAATAAAGAGAACAATTTTGGCTCTTACGAGCCTTATGTTCACTCATGATCTTGACCATGTGTTTGATCACCTTCATGGCAGTAGGAAGGCCCTATTATTTTCGCTAGAAGACTTTAAAATTTGCGAAGATTTCTTGGATAAAGTTGATTTGAATCGAACCAAAAAGGAAATATCAGATCTATTAGCGAAGTTATGAAAATGAAAAAGGACGATCTTTATAAAAACATGACTGCCGAGAATATTCTTAAGCGAATCGTGGAGCTACGAATTATTGGCAGAGAAACGAGTGGGGGTGAACGGGTGTCAATGGCGGCCATTGGTCGGACATTAGATCCACCTGTCAATAGATCGTCGGTTTTGCGGATTGTTTACGGAGAGCGAAAAAGTAAGCGAATCAGGGAAGCGATTGAGAGAGAGCTCGGGGTCATTTATTGGATCCCAGAAAAATATCGCGGTCAGAAGGCCGCTCCCACATCAGCAAAAAGGCATAGGAAGGTAGCAGCATAAATGGACGTGACGGTTCGGGAGGTTGCGGGTGCTATGGGAAAGACCCCACAAGCAATAAACGCCAGGGCCAGAAACCAAAACTGGCCCTCCAAAAAGATCAACGCCCGTGGTGACAAGCGCTTTGCCGTGGCTGATCTGCCGTTGGATGTGCAAAAGGCGATCGTTGGTAAGGGGGGCGTGCCCGTGACGGAGGCGCTATTGCCGGCATTGGTGGAGGGAGCTCGGAGTTCGGAGCTCGAAGCCCGGAGCGAGTTTGCGGTGGGGTTTGCGGATATGATGTCAAGTAAAAGCACCACGGCCTGGACGCCGGAGCGGGCGGTACCGCAGAATATTATCCATGATGACAGGGTGATGGGGCAGGCCCGAATGGTTCAGGAAGCGGAGAATGTCCCTGCCGGTCAAAGTCGGACAAAATGGGTTAAAGAGGTAGCGGCCAAGCATGGTTATACGGTGCAGCACCTGTACCGGTGCATCAAGCGCTATAATAAATGTGGTCTGGCCGGGCTTATGCACAAGAAAAACACCAAGGGTAAAGCCCGCACCTGGGACCCGGAGGCGATCGCCTTTTGGGTCGGTACCTGCCTGAAAAAAGAAAATCGGAAAATCGATAAGAAAGATATTTACGATGGGCTTGTCATCGAGGCCCATCAAAAAGAGTGGCGGATCGGCAGTTATGCCTCGGCCCTGTGGTGGTTCAATAAATCGGCCACGCCACAGTTTCTTGCCCTCCAACGCGGAGGGGTCCGGGCCCTGGACAATACCCTGCCGCCGGTGCTGCGGGATTATTCCGACCTAGAGCCTTTTGAACTCTTGGTGGGTGATCAGCATCGCTTTGACTTTTGGGTCGTTGACGATGATACCGGTGAGGTCTTCCGACCGGAAGGCTATTTCTGGCAGGATCTCTGTACCCGGAATTGGTACGGCGGTGCCGTGGCTAAGCGCTATGACTCGATGCTCATGGGCCTTGCGCTGAGAATTGGCATCCGGCGCCTTGGGCTGTTTAAGGGCATCTACACGGATCACGGCAAGCCGGAAGAATCCCGCTATATCATGTCTATCCTCAAGCATATTCGCGCGCTGGGTATAGTGGTGGGGGAAACCATCGACGCACCCCTTGGTGGGGAGGATGCGGAGCTGGTTAATCCCCTTGCCATTATGCCCGGCACCCACGTCAAGGCCATTGTCCGAAATGCCAAAGCTAAAATGATTGAGGGAAGATTTGGTACGTTTGAAAATGTCCTGCGCAGCAAGTTTCGCCTGCCAGGGAGCGTCAAGCGCCTCGCGGACCTCCAGGAATACCGGGAGGTTGACCATAACGAGGCAATGGCCCTGGCCGAGGCGGGCAAGCTGCCGACCTTTCGCGAGTTCGTCGTCATTATGTATAAGGCGATGGATTATATGGATCAAGATAAGCCCCACCGCGGTGTGCTCAGAGAATGGGGTTGGACGCCAAAGCCAAAACAGGCCACGCCCATGCAGTGCCTGGAGATGCATTACAAAAACGGATGGCGCCCCACCCGGCTCTCTGAAGAGGCCACGGATCTTATCTTTCTGCCAGAGGCGCCACAGCCTCGCACGGTCGATCGCGGCCGCATCCTCTTTCGAAATGAAAAATATGAGTGTGACGCCATTGTGGATATGAGTGGCAAAAAAGTGACCATCCAGTATGACCCGCTCGACATCGAGTGGGTCTTTGTATTTCACGAGGGCCGCTTTATCGGCCAGGCCAACCTGGTCGAATATTCGAGTATGAAAGACCAAAAGCTTGCCAGCCGCAAGATCGAGGAAAAGCGCCGTATACGCAAGGCCTTTTTGCTGGAATACCGGAAGCTTACTACTGTGGCGTTAGATATGCGGCAGTATTCGGAGGTACCACAGGCAGAGCGGGTGGCAGCCAAGGTGAAGGCGGAACGCGGATTGCGGAATGCGGAAAAGGAAGCGGAAAGGGAGCTCTATCGGGAGCGGACCCAAGAAGAGCTGGATGCTGAGGTGAGGGCTTTGGAAGTTCAAAGTTTAAAGTTCAAAGTTCAGCGGCCCAAGCCCCTGCCTGAGCGTCCAGTGTATTTCATGAGCGACCTCACTCGATACGAGTGGTGCACCAATTATGAGATGGCCGGGGGGCAGTTGCAGCAAGATGACGTCATTTTTAAGGCGGGCTATGAAGCCCGCATGTCCAGTGATCAGCGCGAATACTGGGAGACAGTGCGACGTGTCGGAACATGGGAATAATGATGGATTCTAGGACGGAAAATAAGCCATCGCGAGAGGATGTCATGATCGCTATGGCACTTTTAGAGCAGCTAGTGGCCGATTTTGAGCCGCATACCGATGAAGATCATGAGCATGCATTAATTGCGGGCCGCGTTGCTCGCTGGTTTTTAGAACCAAAAAAATAGAAAGGAGACCCCACCATGAAAAACATCTTTATCACCACGGAAAATGTCAACAAGTGCACGGAGGTGTGTCAGGAGCTGGAGAGCCCGGAAAGCTTAATCGGGCCGTCCCTGGCCATGTTTACCGGCCCTGCAGGGCGCGGTAAGAGCGAGTTTGCGAAATACTATGCGACCAATTCAACGGCCATTTACATCCCGCCGCTCAACGTGCGGTCCCCGGCGATGGTGCTCAGGGAGATCGCTTTTGAATTGTCCATGCTCAGGCCCCGTCAGACCGAGGCCTGCATGAATATTATCGGAAGCGAAATGGCCAAGGCCAGGCGTCTCATCTTTATTGATGAGGCGGATCTGCTGCCCATTGGTATTTTGGAGATGCTCAGGAATATCAATGAGCGCTATGCCTGCCCGGTGGTCCTCATTGGGGAGGAAGAACTCAAAGGCAAGGTGGGCAGTCGGCGCCGGATCACAAGCCGCATCCGGCGCCGGGTGGAGTTCAACCCGGTCACCCAGCCGGACATGGTCCTGTTTTACGCGAAAGCCCTGGATATGAATCTATCGAACAATGTGTCTACCATTCTATATCGCGGTTGTGGCGGAGACTGGCGGCCGATCGAGGTCACGGCGATTGCCATTGAGCGGGCGCTTAGGGCGAGTGGGGTTGATGAGATAACGGAAGATCTGGCGAAAGCGGTGGTAGGGAGCCAGTAGGCAAACCAGTCGGCAGTTGACAGTAGGCAGTAGGCAAACCAGGTGGATACTATGGAACAATCGACAATCGACAATCAACAATCAACAATCCCAAAGACTGGGTTGGCGAAGCGCATGCGCGAGTGGATGAAGGCCAGGCAGCGGCCCTTCCTGCCAGTGGAGCTGTGTGATGGCCTTGGCATTCCTAAAGGGCCGGAGAGGGATAGGACCCGACAGGCCATGTTTGACTTTTTCCAGCGCGAGGAGATCGTGCGCAACGCAAATGGTAAGTATCTTTATAATAAGGGCTATAGGCCGCCTGTGCTTGGCGTTGTTAAGCCGAGGGCATTGCGGGCCATGTACTTTTCGATCACGTTTACGGTGAGTGACATCCAGCGCCTGGCCGAGGCAAAGACCCGCGATTATATAAATCATATGATAAAGCAGTTGCGGCAGGATGGGCATGTACGCATCATTGCCCGCAGTACTCGTGGGAATGGCGGGAGCGAGAGGTTGTATGGGTTGGTGGATCGGGAGAGGTTTAGAATTGAATTTGTAAGTTGACAGTCGGAGAGCAAGTTGACAGTCGGCAGTAAGCGAATCAGTTGACAGTAAGCAGTTGACAGTAGGCAAACAGGGCGAAGGCATAGATTGCCTACTGTCAACTGCCCATTGCCGACTGGACAGAAGAAGCAAAAATGAGAGCACTAGCAACCAAACAGCCAAAGAAAAAAACAGACCCGGAGCGGAAAGGGCTGTTGGCGAGAATACATATCGCTAAGAAACAGCTTGGCATGACGGATGAGGAGTACCGGGCAGCCATGTCACCTTTTGGCGTGGAGAGCGCGGGTCAGTTGACGATCCCTCAGCTTGAGGATTTTGACCGGTACCTACAAGACCTCGGCTGGAGGCCGGTGAAGAAGGCAAACGGCAAAAGGCAACAGGCAAAAGTGACGCAGCTTGAGGCGCTCAGGGAGCGGGCCAGGGCCATTGCCGGGGACCTGGAGAATGGCGAGGCCCGGCTCCGGGGGTTGACGTTGAGCATATGCGGGGTGAACGATTTGGCGTGGTGTGTGGATGTGGCGAAGCTGAAAAGGTTGCTGACGGTGTTGGAAAAATATCGGCAAGGCCAGGAGAATCAGTTGACAATGGGCAGTTGACAGTAGGCAAACTGGGCAATGGCATAGATTGTCAACTGTCAACTGCCCATTGTCAACTTGGAAAAGAGGACATTATGGTGAGATTTAGTGTGGAACGGTTTAAGGGCATTGCCTTTTGTGGGTTTACTTTTACGCGGGACTGGATCGCGTTGTGGTATTGCCGCGTGGTTGGTTATGCTGTGGCGGTGGTTATGTTTCCGGTGGCGGTGGTTTTGGGCTTGCTGTGTGCTTTTGAGCGCGGGGAGGATGATGCCCACACTTGATTACACTTGCGAGGTATGTGGCGCTGAGGGCCAGGCATATCGGCGAGAAAAGCCGCCACGGTTTTGCAGTATGGTGTGTCGGAAAAAGGGCAAGTTTACGGCGGGCAATGGCAAGACGAGGTGGCCCATTACGCCGGAGGTGCACGAAAAGATCAGGCGGTTATATGCGGAGGATGTGGGCATGAGCCGGGCGCCCGTTGTCCGGGAGTTTGCGGATAGGCACAGACTGCCTGCCTGGAAAGTTAAGCGATATGCACAGGTACAGGGGTGGACTACCAGAGGGAAAAAAGAGCCAGTGTGGTCAGAAAAAGAGCTGGAGATTATAAAACGAAGCGCCCACCGGTCGATCGAGCGGGTGCAGATTTACTTGAAGCGGGCGGGCTTTGTCCGGTCTGTGACTGCCATTGCCTTGAAGCGCAAAAGAATGCAAGCATCCAGGTATATTGATGGCTATAGCGCCCTGCAGGTGGCGGAAGCCTTTGGCGTGGACGGCCATGTGGTTACACGGTGGGTTAAGCTGAAATATCTCAAGGCCATGCCGCGTGGGACAAAGCGTCATGGGCCACAGCATGGCGATATCTGGTATATCCGGGATGCCTGGATTAGGGCTTTTATCATTTCCTGTATTGACGTCATTGATTTGAGAAAGGTCGATAAATACTGGTTTGTGGACGTCCTGGCCGGTGGCCAGGATGGCCTGGGAAGGTTTGAGACTGATGATTGATGACTGGCTATTGATCGAGAGACAGCAAAATATAGAAGAGCGCGTTATAGATACAATCTTGATGGTGCTCTTTTCGGCTGGGATGCTTGTGACCATTGGGCTATTGGTTTGTTTGCTTTGGTAACCTTGATCAGTTGACAGTAGGCAGTTGACAGTAGGCAAACTGGGCGACCGTGTAGATTGTCAACTGTCAATTGCCGACTGCCAACTCAAAAAACAAAGGAAAACGCATGGAAAAAGAAAACCTCGGCATTGATCCAAAGACAGGTCGTCATAGTTCGACGCCGTTGACCCGGTGGGAGAAGGCTTTCGTGGACTGCCTCTGGTTTGATCATGTGGGTAAGGCAAACAAAATCCCAGCGAACGATTTGGCTATCAAGTTTACTTATAAGCTGGGCTGCTCTGTGGAGAGAGCCACAGATCGACATGAATTTGTGGAGTACTGGAAGCGCGAGGTCCGATATATGCAAAACCATTTGCTTTTTGTTCATGATCATATTCCAGTCTATTCCAGATCTGGCTTTAAAGGGGGATATTGGCTCGGCGAAACAGAGGAGGAAGGGATACAATTCTTTAATACCTTCCGGGGGCGTGGCCTTACATCGTTCAAAAAAGCAACCAGAGGGCGGCAGGCCACTATGGTGGAAATGATGCACCAACTTGCCTTTGAGTTTGACGTGAAGGACCATACTGAAATCCCGGTTACCAGACAGCCGAAACAATCGGTACATGTGGCCGTGGTAGATCGCTTCTTAAGCCAAATGATGAGAGACCCTGGGCGGTTTTCTGAAGATCTTGAGCGGATCGGGCGCAAGTTTAATGCAGTCTTGCTGCCGAAGCAACGGGTCAATCAGATCGATCAAAAGGTAAAGGAGTTGCACCACTTGGTGACTGGACTTGTTTCAGGAGGATAAGAAGAAGGTGACCTTTTTCGCTGGGTTGATGTGTTTGACGCTCTTGTTGAACAAGCCATAGGGGCCAATTCAGCTAAAGCAGCACTTACCATAAGCTTTATTGACGACACAGAGGCAGCTTTGGGCGAGCTTGTGCCAGAGGTAATATTTCAGGTTAGGCGTATAGAGGAATGAGTCAACATGAGATCCAGGAAGGGCGTGAGGCTGGTGAGGGCAAGCAAATTGCTGCACCTAAACCGGCAGATGATCAATTACCGCTCTTTGTGGAGAAGGGTAGACCGCGCAAGGGCTGGGAGCCACCGTGGGGGGATGGGACAAAGTATTTAAATGAACACGGTTTCCCTGGGCCTGATTGGCCGGGGTGGGACGCAAGCTGGTTAGAAAATGATTACTGTTTCCTCAACGTTGATGAGGATAGGAGGTTGATCGATGAAAGGAATAGCAAAGGCCGCAGTGGCACAGAAGCTGGCAGCCAGACGGGCGACGGGAAAGTTAAGGAGTGAGATCCTGGATCTGATGGGGGATCTTAAGAAGACCGTGGCACAGCTTCAGACGGCGGTGGAGAAAGAGCGGTTTGAGCGGCGTGTTAGGGCGCAGGCGTCGGCTTCGGACGCTGGGAATTGTTGGGCGAGTTTGCTGTGAGGTTCAGGGTTCAAAGTTTAAAGTTCAAGGTTCAAGGTTCAAGGTTCAGGGTTCAAGGTTCAAAGTTTAAAGTTCAGGGTTCAAAGTTTAAAGGTTATGGAACGGCCAGTTGAACATAAAAAATTAAATTTTCGCAAGGCCCTAAAGAATGAGCTGCTTTATTGGGTGCTCATTTTCATCCTGCTCTTTATGATTTTTTTTCTGAGGGTTGGCCGGTTAACCCGTTCGCCGGTTAGCCGGTATTTTACGGGCCAACGGGCAAACCGGCTAACGGGAGAACCAAACAAAATGAGAGCCGAAGACGCACAGTGGTATCGTGATGAATATTATTGCCTGGAGTGCCAGTGCGGCAGGGCAAAGAAGTCTGGGTTTAGCTTTTGCTGGAAGTGCTGGCACAAGCTGCCGGAAGAACTGCAAATACGGCTCTATAACAAGCGCGGGGCGTGGACCACCGGCTATGGCCAGGCTTATGAGGAATGTGTGAGGTTTTTGAATGAATAAGGCTGAGGGAAAAAAGGAATATCGCTATATCCATTTTGTGAAGGCCGAAGAAAAGCCAAAAACGGAAGTGTGGACTTGCCACAATAATTCAACTGAGGCGCATATTGGCACAGTCGCCTGGCATCCACATTGGCGGCAATACTGCTATTTTACCAAGGGGGCAATTTACAGTTCGGGCTGTATGGCGGATATCCAGGATTTCATAAAGTGGCTTGACGGTCGGAGGAAGGCACGGGCAAACGGGCAAACGGGCAAACGGGACAACCCTAAATGAAAAAATATATCGATGATAACGGGCAGGTTGTCGAGGTTGTGAAGGGCCTTAGCGATTGGTGGATCTGCGCCCGCGGGGGACATCGCGTGAAAACCAAGTATCTGCCGCCGAGAAAAAGTGCAGACCTTTGCCAGCAGGATCTTGACGCATATGCAAGGGGAAAGGGGTGGCGCGTTGACGATAGTTGAGCTGATCGCCCTTTGCGTGGTGCTGGGGGTGCTGCTTTTGGGTTGGTTAGTGGAGAGATGAAGGGGGTTTGCCGGTTAGCCCGTTCGCCGGTTCGCCGGTGTTTGTCACGGGCCAACGGGCCAACGGGCCAACCGGCAAACGGGCTAACCCCAAGAGAGGATGGAGAGATGACATTTTATGGCCTCGCCACATGTGTCGTGATAGCGCTGTTGATGGTCATCTTCATCTGGATCGCGGTGAAAGATGATGATGTTGACCCAAAGGGATGAAATAATGAAAAAAATGTTGACAAATACAGCTCCCGGTGGTATGGGCTTTTTTATCCGTATCAAAGGGGCTGCCCCAGCCTCGCGGCTTAATCAGGCCGTGAAAGGGGGTTTTTTATTTGTGGGCAATGAAATAGCCCGACTGGCCGGAGACCGCGAGGTCCTGGGCGCTTCCTTTGAGCGTGGATACAGTTGGGCTATTTTTTTGCCCACAAATCCTAATCAAAGGAGGTACACTATGAAAAAAGAAAGAAGCATTGTGGATGATTGTGTGGATGACCTTTTTGGCCTTCGCGGCCAGCTCGGCGCGGTGTTGTATTTGATGGGCGACGCTGAAGACCCTCTGGACGCCACCCGCTATGACTTGAGGCACTATCTCCGGTCCGTCCAGGATCAGGTGACGAGTGTTGTTGTGCGGTTGATAGAGGGACAAAAGGAAGCAAAGGAAAGCCGTGTGAACTACCAGGCCCCGGTCTTTGACCTGGATCGTGGGTCATTTCCCAAGGAAAGGAGGGCCTAACCATGCAAGAATATCCACAAAACGAAGCACAACGGCAAGAATTTGAGGACCGCACTGGCCATAGTGCTGTGGTCAGGGCCTACGAAGAAACCGGGACCTTTGATAAGCTTGTTCACGACCTCCCAGGCAGGCCGCCCTTTATGCTGGACCGGGACATCGCCGCCGTCTATGGGGTCGAGACCCGTGTCTTAATGCAGCAGGTACGGCGCAACGAAGACCACTTTCATGTGGATATGGTCTTCCAACTCACTGAAAATGAACTAGAAAAGATGGTATCACAAAATGTGATACCATCAAAACAGATCTTTGGCGGTCATCTCCCCTGGGGCTTCACCCGGCTTGGGTCGAATCATGTGGCCCATTTTCTGAAGTCAAAGCAGGCCATTGAGCGGTCAATCCAGATCAGCCGGGCCTTTGTGCATTTTGAGGATCTCCATCAAAAGGGGCTATTGGCGACGAATCTGTTGATTCCGAAAGAGATCGTCGAGGAGTGGTCAAAGCGCTTGGTGGACTTTGAGGTACAGGACGCCCTGGAGCGAAGTACAAAGCTTGATAAGAAGACCTATCAAAAGATGCTGCGCTACCGTAAAATGGGCTTGTCCCAGTCAGATACGGCAACGCTGCTAGGCCTAAACCGGTCAACGGTGCATCACTATGAGCGCCTTGGCCGGAGATTTGACCTCCAGGTCATCCAGGGCGGCAAACGCAGTCAACCCGTCTTTGATAGCCGGAAAAGAGGAAAGAGCAATTGACAGTTGGCAAAACCTGGGCGGGGGAAACCCCGCCCAACAACCCAGGAGAGTTAGCGTGACGCGGACGGAATTCTTCGAGAAAATAATTCAGTTGATTTCTGAAAAGTTCACTGGTATCCTGAATGTCAAGTTTGTAAAAGGCAAGATCGTTTGGGCGAAAGCCCCAAGGGACATTTAGAGGGCCAGTAAACAGCGCGTAAAAATTTGAATGCCCTGTTAGTTCAGGGAAGGGGCGCTGAAGCCCCATAGTCGGTTACGGAGGAAACGGGCCGATTGACTTCACCATTGTGTGGGGACAATCGGCCTTTTTTTTTGGAAAACCCTGGCCCCCATCGAATGACTGGATTGCCCGATCAAGCCGGGCAATGACGGTGTGAGAGTGCCGGGCAATGACGGGCAAACCGGCTAACCACCGAAGGAAACAAGATGAAATACGAAGACAGATTCGACAGCCTGATCCAGTACCTGACCGAGCAGCACTTCCCGGTTCTGGATTGGCTCATAATTAAGGCTCAGGTGGCTCAGGAGAGCGCATTTGACCCGAACGCCCTCTCTCCGGCGTCATGCATGGGGCTAATGCAGATCTCCTCTCCTCTGGCCTGTGAGCGCCTCGCAGAGCCTAAAAAGGTCTGGTGTGTCCAGGAGAATCTGAAGCTGGGTATCCAATACCTAAAAGAGCAATATGACCACTTCCCGGAGATCCCGACGCATCATGGGAAGATCCTCTTTGCCCTGGCGTCTTATAACTGCGGCAGGGGCTATGTAAATGTGGCTCTGCGGTTGGCCCGGAAGGATGAAGGCCAAAGTGTTGAAGAGCCTGGCCTGTGGCAAACGTGGGAATATACCAAGCAATTTTTGAAAGACTACAGGTGCATGTGGCGAGGCAAGTGGCCGGATCATGGGCAGGTGATTCAATATGTGGAAAATATTATGCATCACTACTCTCGGTTATTGAAATTGGGGGTTTGATTGGTTTGATTGGTTCTATTGGTCTTATTGGTTTTGATGGATTGCGGCTGAAAGCCGCCACCACTTAAACCAATCGAACCAATTAAACAAATAAAACTAATGAAACCAATCATAAAAAAGGAATAACCAATGATCGACATCACAGGCATCGGAAGCATTGCAGAGGTTGCGAGTAAAATCATAGAGCGATTTTTTCCGAAAAAGATGGATGATACGGAAAGGGCCAAGGTGCAGCTTCAGGTCCAGGAAATGCTGGAACAAAGGGAGAATGCCGTCATTGAGGCGCAAAAGGCCATCATGGTGGCCGAGATGCAGCAGGACGACACCTTTACAAAGCGTGCCAGGCCGACATTGGTCTATTCAGGGTTGTTTTTCATATTTCTAGTACATGTAATTTTTCCGATCATAATATATGCGACTAAGGAGAAACTGCCCGGCCTGTCCCTGCCTGAAGAATTCTGGTGGGCCTGGGCCGGGGCATGCAGCATTTGGATACTTGGCCGGTCAGCGGAAAAGCGCGGCATCAACCATAAACTTGTGGGTCTGATAACGGGGGGGAAGCGAACCAGTTGACAGTAAGCAATTGACAGTAGGCAAACAGTGCGATGGCACAGATTGCCTACTGTCAACTTTTACTATCTTAACCGGAGGCGAATAATGGATACATACAGGAAAAAGGTTTTGACGCTAAAGGCCGCCATTATGGCGTATCAGCGGGAAAATAACCGGCACTATGGGGACCTGACCCGTCCTGAACAGTCAGTCGAGGACCTGTGTCAGGCGCTCTATCTCAGGCTGGACAGATTGCTCATGTGCCTGGAGGATGGCTGTGATGACGAGACGCCCGAGGAGTCGGGCAGCGATCGGGTGGTCAGCCAGCTACTCCAGGCGGCAACCAAACTGAGCCGTGGCGGTGATGTGCACACTACATTGATTGATGATTTTGAAAAAACGCTACAAATGCTTGATCAGGCCGCGGACCTGAAGAGAAAGTCTGAAACGGCCAAGGATGTGGCAGAGACCGCAGCCATTAAACATAAGAGATCAAGAAGTTGAGCAGTTGGTGGATCAAGTTTGTGGCCAACTCGAAAGATGCGGCCCTAATTCTAAGCCTCTTGTTCAACGTCATGGCCAGTGCGGCCATCTGGCGCTTATGGAAAAGCCGGGAGGCGTTGCAAGACAAGGTTACGGGCATGTTGGGGGAGCTGTTGACAGAGCTGAGTCGGTTGATGGCGAGGCTTGTTGATAAGTAAAAGTCGGCAATAGGCAGTTGACCTTCCAGTCAGCAATAGGCAGTTGACAGTTGACAAACTATGCATAGGCACTGTTTGCCTACTGTCAATTGCCAACTGCCGACTGGATAGAGGAGATTATGATTACGAGAATGCGACTAAAATATCACTTGAGGCGTTTGGCGCTGGAGGTAGGGCTGAGGGCGCTAGAAGATGTCATACATGAATTGCGCAGACAATCAACAATCAACAATCAACAATCAACAATCGAAAAAGATGTCTCGTAAAGACTATAATAAATACGCCCAGGACGTCCGTGATCGCGCTGAGGAGCTCTACGTGGAGCACGGCTGCACCTATGAGGAAGTGGCGGAGCGGTGCGATGTTGCGGTCAACACGGTTAAAAAGTGGGGCGCTGAGGGGGAGTGGAAGGAACGCCAGAAAGAAGTGAGGACGGCCCTTGGGGAGATCAAGCGCAATACGGTGTTGCTCAGAAAGAAGTTGATTGCCAATGCATTGCAGAGCTTAAACCCGCAGGACGTCTATGCGGTTGCTCGGCTTGAAGCGGCTACCAGGCCAAAGGCCGGAGAGCCGGAATGGACACCTGCAGGGGCAGATATGCGGGAGATCGCCACGCCACAAGATGCGGTGGATGCCCTGCAGGAAGCGATCAGCCTGAAGGTGAACCGGATGTTGTCAGACCCCAAGGCGCTGAGCTTGAGCGCTCTCAAAGATATGAAAAAAGGCCTGGAGCTGATCGAGCAAATGAAGGCCATGTACGAGACAGAGGATGCAGCGCCGGTGAAACGGCAACTTGATGAGGATACGATTAGGCAGGTGAGGGAGATATATGGGCTTGCGTAAAAAAGCGGTCAGCGATCAGCGGTCAGCGATCAGCAATCGCAAGCGGGCTGCTATAGCGCTCACGAAATACCAGAAAAACTGGGTGGAGGACCACAGCCGGTTTAAGATTGGCGCCATTACCAGGCAGGGTGGCAAGTCTTTTGGGACGGCCCTGGAGGCGGTCCTGGATTGTCTGGAAAAGAAGACCACGTGGGTGTTGTTATCGGCGGGAGAAAGGCAGAGCAAAGAGCTCATGCAAAAGGTGGCCATGCACGCCAGGGCCGCCGGGAAGGTCATACAGGAGATCGAGGGTGAGTACTGGGCCGATAAGGAGACCAAGTATAAGCAGCTTGAGGTTGTGCTGCCAAATGGTTCGAGAGTTGTCGGTCTTCCTGCAAACCCGGATACGGCCCGCGGTTGGTCGGCCAATATTGTCTTAGATGAGTTTGCCCTGCACAAGGACAGTAGAGAAATTTGGAAGGCCATGTTTCCCACGGTGACGCGGGGCTACAAGGTCCGTGTCATATCGACCTTTAAGGGAAAGACAAACAAGTTTTATGAGCTCTTTTTTGGGGCGCCAACGTTACAAAGTTTTACAGGGGGCGATTATGCGCACGTTGGTGACCGGGGCGGTTGGAGTAAGCACTTTGTGAGCATCTATCAGGCCGTGGAGATGGGCCTGGAGCTGAAAGATGAAGAAGGCAAACTGTGCGAGCCGGAAGATTTGCGGCTGGCACTTAATGACGATGACGCCTGGCAAGAAGAGTTTGAGTGCGTGCCTTCTGATGAGGTGTCGTCCTTTTTGACCCATGAGCTCATCTCAAGCGTGGAGGATGTGAGGCTGGATGTGCTGCCGCTATGGGCGGAAAAGCTGATCGTCATGGCCCAGGCAAACTATGGTTCATTTAAAAAGACCAAGGTCAGGCCTGGGTTGCCGATGAATATGCTGGAAGGTGTGGAATTTTTGGGCGATCTGTATGTGGGCATGGATATCGGGCGAAAAAAGGATCTCAGTGTGATCTGGGTGGATCAAGAGATCGACGGTATCTTGCGGGCAATGGCGGTGATCGAGCTTAAACGGCAGCCCTACTTTGTCCAGGAGCAGGTGCTCCATACGATTTTGAGTCAGAAAAGCTTTCGCCGGGCCTGCATTGATGAGACCGGCATTGGATCACAGCTGGCAGAGAATGCCCAGGACCTTTTTGGCAGTCATCGTGTCGAGGGGGTGGCCTTTACAGCACAGAGCAAAGAGGCCCTGGCCGTGGGATTGAAGCAGAATTTTGAGGATCGGGGCAGCGCTATCCCGGCGAGCAATACGATTCGTAACTCCCTTCATAGCGTCAAAAAGTACGCCACTACGACAAAGCACTTTCGCTTTGATGCAGAAAAGACCGAGGCCACGGGCCATGCTGACCACTTCTGGGCCAAGGCGTTGAGCACGCAGGCCGGGTCAAGCAATGTCCAGGCTGCGTGTGCCGGCACAGATCCCACGCCGAGAGAGCCGGTGAGTGGCGAGCGGAGAAGGTGGCTGTCAAAGGGGGGCGGGGTGTTTGGGAGATTCCAAAAGGCTGCATGATAGTTTAATTGGTCTTATTGGTTTTGATTGGTTTTATTGGTTTTGATGGAATAATCGCGGCTGAAAGCCGCTTCAACCATAACTTTAGTCACTTTAGATCACTTAAAAAAATGAACTTACGAGAACGCATAGCAATACGGCTTGAACCGACCATGCGGACAGAAGAAGAAGTCCGTGGGTTGGTGAAAGATGTGGTCGCACAAGAAGGGTCGAAGATTGAGGCCTTGGTTAAAACGGAAGTGGAAAAGGCCAAGATGTCGCTTCCTATTGTGGCAAATTGGGACCCAAAAAATGAGGGGTATCGCCGCATGTCCGGCGATGTGACACAGCGCCGGGATCTGGCAATGATCAAACAAGACCGGATGTTTGAGATTGCGTATTATATGTGGGATCAGAGCGCCATGACAAAGAGGTTGGCCAAGATGGATAAGACTTTTCTTTTTGCCGAGCCCATCACGGTCACCAGTGATGATGAGGCCGTCAAGGAAATCATTGACCGGTTTTGGAGCGATCCCCAGAACAACATGGACCTGGATTTTCCTGATCAGATGATGTGGCTGGGGCTTTTGGGTGAGCAATGCTGGCCGGTGGACATCAATAAGCACAATGGTCATGTGAGATTGGGGTATGTAGACCCGGCAGGTATCCGGGAAGTGTACGTGAACCGGATGAATGTGAAGCAGGCGGTCCAGGTAGAGCTGGTGGGCACGGCAGGCCGCTCCGGTAAAAAGATGTCGGTGATTCGTACCGATGGTGACCCGAGGCATAAGAGCTTTAACAGGCTGGTAGGGGAATGCTTTTTCTTCGCCATTAATAAGCCGCCGAACTCTCCACGGGGACGAAGCGACCTACTCACGCTCTTTGACTGGATCGATGGCCTGGAGCAATACGGTTTCAATTATTTGGAGCGGGCAGAGTTTCTACTCAATTTTGTGTGGGACATCACGCTGAAGGGTATGAGCGAGGACCAAATCAGGAAGTGGATGGAAGATAACCCGCCACCACAACCGGGGAGCCAACGGGCGCACAATGAACAAGTTGAATGGAAGGCCGTGTCGCCTGATATCAAGGCCCATGACTACAGCAAGGGCTTTGAGATGGGAAAGTCTTTTATCATGGGCGCGGCTGGGCGGCCTGAGTCGTGGTTTGGCGGTGGCGGCAAGGCCTATCAGACCGAGGCAGAGATCTTCGGCCAGGTGCCGATCAAGGACCTTGATGAGCGGCAGTTGTATGTGAGGCATGTCCTGAATAAGGTCATCCAGTTTCAGCTTGACAGTGCGGTGATTGTCGGACGGTTGACGGAAAAGCAGGCAGCGGCTGGGTTTACGGTAAACATGCCGGAGATCAGCAAGAAGGACCTGGTGAAATTGGTCAATGGTGTACCACAATTGACCACGGCATTGACAGTGGCTGAGCAGAATCGGTGGATTACCAGAGAGACAGCCACGCGGATGTTTGCGATGGTGAGCAGCCAGCTCGGCATGGAGATTGATGTGGAAAAGGAGCTTGAGGCGGCGGGGAAGGCGCTGCCCTCCGCTTTTGAGGATTATGAGCAGGTAAAATAGTCGGCAATAGGCAGTTGACAGTTGACAAACTAGGCAATGGCATAGATTGCCTACTGTCAACTGCCCACTGCCGACTGGAGTGAGCGGATGCCCAAGAGCAAGAAAGAGAAAGAGTTTGAGCGTAAGTTAAATGAGCTCATTGAGCGGGCGGATAAGTTGCTCGATGATGAGGTGACCAAAGTCATTGCCATGCTTGAAGAGGCAAGAAAGGGCGTGGCTGCCACGGTGGCCTCAACCGAGTGGGAGGCGCATTACTTGCAGCAAATGAAGGCGGCCATTGAGCGGGCCTTGCAGGAGTTTGGCGACAAGTATGGCGTGGAGCTGAGAGAAGCACAGCGGGCCTTTTGGGAGCTTGGCATTGATATTGTGGATCTGCCTATACGAGAGGTTGGTGTGATGGCGGCTATCCCGGAGATTGACACTGCGGTCCTTGGGATCATGCAAGGATTTTCGTCAGACCTCGTTACTAATTTGAGCGCGGATGCCATTAAGCGGATCACAAATGAGCTGACCCTGGCCATGCTGGGCCAAAAGACGCCGTATGAAGTCATGGAGCTTATTGGCCGGAACCTGGATGATAAGTCCATCTTTAGCTCCATTGCAGACCGGGCAGAGGCCATCACACGGACCGAAGGGGGCCGGGTATTGTCGGCAGCCACACAGGCCAGGCATGAGGCGGCGGCAAAAGTAGTGCCGGGGCTGATGAAGGAGTGGCGCCACTCGCATATCAGCCGGATGCCACGGATTGCGCACCTGGCAGCCGAGGGGCAGCGAGTGAAAGTAAATGAGCGCTTTATGGTGGCTGGTGAAGCGCTTAAATACCCGCGAGATCCGGCAGGATCGGCCAAGAATACGATTAGGTGCGAGTGTTACTCAGTGCCATACCACCCGAACTGGGATGCGGTGCTGTTGGCAGCATAAGGGATTGATGATTGATGATTGATGATTGTCGATTGAAAAAGAAAGGAGGAAAGAAAATGGCTAAGACACAAACAGAAAAAACGGCAGAGGCGAATGACGCTAAGGCAAAGGCTGCATTGCTGGAGGAAGCACTGGAGGCCTATGGAGTTGAAAGGGAGTATGTCTTTTCCAGCAGGGTTGACCTGGCATCGGGGACGGTTGTTATTTTGACGAATGGCGGTGCCAGGGTGCAGTACAAGCAGGGCGATAAGGTGGCAAAGCTGGACCCCATCCGAGTTACCGGCATCAATCCTGAATGGGAAAAGCGCAAGCCGATAGTGGGGAAAAAGAAATAAAGGGGGTTGGCCGGTTAGCCCGTTAGCCGGTTCGCCGGTGACAAATACGGGCCAACGGGCCAACCACAAGGAGAAACAGACCAATGCCATACACACTAGAAAAACCACCGGACTGGCTGAAGAACTTGCCAGCAGGGGCGATTAAGATCGGAGTGGCGGCACTTAACAGCGATTTTGAAAAGACGGGCAATGAGGAAAGTGCCAGGAAAGCCGCCTGGGGTGCTATCAAGCAGAAATACGAGAAAGGCGATGACGACACATGGCGGGCCAAGCAGGATGTGAGCCTGGATGATATCCGCGATATGATCTGGAAAGCCCTGGATGAAAGGCAAAAAGATGCCTACCTGCAGGACGTTTATGGCGCTTACATGGTGTATGAGGCGGACAGGAAATACTACAAGCTGGCCTACTCCATCCTGGACGGAGAAGTACAGTTCGGGAGTGACCCAATGGAGGTGAAGAAAGAGTGGGTTATTGCTAATACCAAACCACTGGAGATGCCCGTGCGGCTTGTACAGGCAACCGACCCTGAAGGTGCGTCATGGGAAATCGTTATCTGCGAGCCTGGGCTTACAAAAAACGGGTGGTATCACCCAGAAGAGGTGTTGCGGGCGTCGGCGGATCTTTTTGAGGGCGTTAGCTTAAATTTTTATGATCTGCCCAAAAAAGGGGCAACGCATATACAGGACTCACTTTTTGACCTAAAAAAGTTCCTGGTGGCAAATAAGGCAGGCTGGATAGAAAAGGTGCGTTATGTGGCAGGTGAAGGATTGAAGGGGACATTACACTTTCTCGATTCGTTTAAGTGGCTGGGCAAAAATCTCCTGGCGGCAATGGCTGAGGGGGCGCGGGTTTACGGTTTATCCTATGACGCTCCCGCACAGGCGAAGAAAAGCACCATCGATGGCCGGTCGGTCCTCGAACTGGTGAAGTTATATGGCGTAGATAGCGTGGACATAGTGGACCGGCCCGCGGCCGGTGGTAAATTTATCCGGGCCGTGGCGGCCCAAAAGGAGGGAGATATCATGAATAAGCAAGAATTATGGAACATGATTGAAAAAGCACGGCCCGAGCTGCTGAAGGGGAAGACGTTGGAGGCTATCTCGGATGAGGAGTTGACCGGGCTTGTGCGGATGGCGATGGAGCCGGGGGCTGACCAGTCGGCAGGCGATGGGAATCAGCCGGCAGTTGACAGTCAGCAGTCGGCAAACCAGGGCGGAGACGGTGACCCTGGTGTGACGAGAGAGGATTTTGACAAGCTGCGGTGTGATATGGCGCTGAAAGACAAGCTGGCCGGGAGTGATCTGGACGAGGCCGGAAGGAAGCATATCTGGGAGCGCTTTCATGGTCGCGTTTTTGAAGAGGCCGAGCTGGACAAGGAGCTTGGCGCGTTGAAAGACTTGCTGGCCACCAAGGCACAGATGGATCAAGGCGCAGGGGCCGGTGATGTTGATGGCATCCCTGCCAGTGGACGCATCTGCGTGGGTATTGGTACCCTTGAGAGGGCGCAGATGGCCGTGGACAGGATGTTTGGGCTCACGAAGGAAGACATGGAAGGCTTTGCCCGCATGGAGCGGCTGGATCATAAGCCGTTCTTTGAGGATGTGCGCAGTGCGCAGGATTACCAGGAGATGGACAAAGTGCCACCCTTTTCATCCTTGCATGAAATGTATGTCTTTTTCACGGGTGATCCTGAAGTGAGAGGGGTTTTTAACCAGAAAGGGTTAAAGGCCAGGATGGATATCACGAGTTCAACGTTTACTTATGCCTTTGGCAACACCCTTGGTAGACGGTTGGTGAAGGATTATCTGGCCGCTAATTTCCGGGAAGATCTCATAATCAGCGTGGCAAAGTCGGTGAAGGATTTCAGGCAGCAAGAAGCAGTTAAGGTCGGCTTTTTCGGAGACCTTGACACGGTAGACCCGGAAACAGCCGATTACCAGGAGATTGCTGCTGTGACCGATGAAGAGGCCACCTACACGCTGGCACAGAAAGGAAACCTTTTGACGATCACCAGAAAGACGATCATCAACGATGACCTCTCTCTTGTGCAGAGGCTTGTGTCCCGGTTAGGCCGTGCAGCCAGGCGCACCCATGCCCAGTATGTGTGGGATATGTGGGTTGACAATGACAATTGCAGTGATGGGACGGCTTGGCACACCTCCGGGCATGGAAACCTGGGAGCGGCGGCATTGAGCATTACCACGGCCCTGGCGGCCTGGAAGGCCCTGGCCAAAATGACCGAAAAGGACAGTGCAAAGCGGATCGGGCTCTTAGACGATCCTGGCCTAAAGGTCTCCCTGATTCATCCGCCGGACCTGTTCGACACAGCGGATATTGTGGCAAATAACGAGTACTATCCAGGATCAACGACCAACCTGAATGACCGCAATCCCATGAGAAACAAGTTGGTACCCGTACAGGTGAGCTTGCTCACGGATACCAATGACTGGGGCATCATTGCACCCAATGCGCTGGTGGACCATGTTGAGATGGGGTACTTGAACGGCCGTCGGGAGCCGGAGATGTTTGTAGCCGACTCGCCGCAGAGCGAGCAGGTCTTTGTGGCCGATAAGATTCGGTACAAGATCCGTCATGAGTACGCTGGCACGCCAGTGGATTATGTGGGGAGCTATAAGGCGCAAGTCGCCTAATATGGGTTGGCCGGTTGGCCCGTGCGCCCGTTAGCCCGTAAAAAAGACCGGCTAACCGGCTAAACCGGCCAACGGGCAAACCAAAAAAAAGGAGGAAAACCATGAAAAGATTTAACAAAATATGTTGGATTACACTGGCCATTGTGCTGCTTATGTTTGTGGCATTTGAGGCAGCGGCCTATGATGTGAAACAGATCCATAGTCGATTTAAGGCCACGTCCGGGGAGGCATTGACGACGGGTGAAGTGGTGTGCATCAAGGATGCGGACGGCTATGCCTATAAGGCGGACTCGGATGACTCCAGCCTGCGGCCTGCCGTAGGCATTGTGGGCAGCAAAACCGCGACGGCCTCTGGATCTGCCGTGGAGATTATTATCAGCGGTACACTTACTGGGTGGAGCAGCCTTGCCGAAGGTGGGGCGGTTTATCTGTCTCCGACGGCGGGAGACGTGAGTCAAAGCTCGCTGACCGCGGCCTATGAGCAGCAGGTCGGTGTGGCGATCTCGACCACTGATATCCTGTTCGACTTCAACGCCAAGGCCGGGACGCCGACGAATGCGGCCGTGAGCGGGACCCTGGCCGTGACGGGTACGACAACGCTTACCGGCAATCTGACCGCTAACGGCGCCGCGAATACCCTGTCAAACACGACCGCGAGCGGGACACTGACGGTGACAGGGACCACGACGACCAATGGCACCCTGGATGTGAATGGCGATTTGGCTGGTGACGGTGGTGGGGTAAGCTATGGCATGAAAACCAGCGTGGTGGAGAAAACGGGCAATTATACGTGTACCGCCACCACAGATGTGGGCAAGACGTTCACCAATGAGGGCTCAAGTGGCGAGATTACCTTTACGCTGCCCACAGCCGCCACGGGGTTGCAATATTGCTTTGCGAACGCGGACAGCAATGGCTATACCGTCAACGTTGATCCGGGCGCTAGTGATCAGATCCTTGGTGAAACCAACTCTACCGAAGACAAGGTGCAGAGCACAAGCCAGGGTGATGTGATATGCCTGGAGGCCGTGGATGAAGTGAACTGGATCTCAAGAGGTGGCTTTGGTACTTGGGCGGATGCGGATTAAGTTGGTTAACCGGTTGGCCCGTTAGCCCGTGAAAAACACCGGCTAACCGGCTAAACCGGCCAACCCAAAACAAGGAGACTAACAATGGCAAATGACTGGACAAAAAACCCGATGGAGATCGACACGGCTGAGAACAACGCGGGTGACTATCTGATAAATTATATGGAGTGGCATCCGAACGCGGCCAATGACGACCTGGAGGTGCAGGACGGTGCGGGCAATGTGCTGTGGAAGATACGGGCCATTGCGCCGTCGAGTAACGATGAGACATCGGGGATCGAAAAGACCGAGATCGGGGCGTTTCCCTTGCCAGCACATGGCCTCAATGTGGTGACCATTGATGGGGGAACGTTGTATGTGCACCTGAGATAATTGACGATTGATGATTGTCGATTGTCGATTGAGAGAGGATGCGATGAAAAGATATTTCTGTGGGAGCGGCCTCATGGCCGCGATGAGACATTTGGTCTGGCCGGGTATTGTGGTGGTATTGCTGATCATAGGTTTTTGTGCCCCTGGCATTGCAGACAAGATCGGCACCCTGGTGGAGGAAGAAGACGGCTCGCCGTCTTCCTACGCGGTGAAGCTGAAGTTTGGAAACGGCACGCTGACGGACAACGGTGACGGTACAGCGAGTATAGCAAACATCTCGTCTGTGACAGTGCAGGACGAAGATGGCACACCGGCAGTGTCTGCTACTGGAATCAAGTTCAACAACGGCACGGTGACAGATAACGGCGATGGCACGGCGAGTGTATCTTTAGTCGAGCCTGGCGGATCGGCAAATCAAGTACAATACATGATAGATGCTACAACTTTCGGCGGTGATGCTGGGATGACCTACACGCCCACGACAGACACGCTAAATATCCAGAGCGGGTCAAATAGTATCTCAATAAGCCCGACCCATATCCAGAAAAGTGGCGCCGCGGGCGATCACATGTATTTTGACGCACAGGGTCAAAATTATGTGTTTAATGATGATGGCGACGACTCTGACTTTCGGGTTGAGGGTGATACTAATGCTAACTTGCTTTACATTGATGCGGGCAACGACAAAATTGGTATTGGAAATTCGTCGCCTGCGCAACACCTGGAAGTCGGGAGCGACCCGACGGATGGGAATGTGGAAATTAACGGTTCTCTGTGGGCGGGGGTTCTTGAGCTTACAGAGGACGGCGGCAAGGCTGGGCCGATAATCAATATGCCGGTGAGCGGTACGCCTGCGGCAGATACAGAGCAGTCTTATCCTTTTGCCATAGATGGTACTAATATCTTGACTATCTATTCCAAGGCTGATGGTGATGGCGAAATCTATTCGCCCGCTGTTCATTTGCATGGTTTGGATGTTGACGAGGCCCAGACGGTTACGATCCCTGATAGTGGTGATGGGGCAGCGGCCACGTATACGTTAACACCCACGAGGTCATATGTGGAGGTCACATGTGCGGATGCAAATGGGTGTGTGTTGACTATGGGCGAAAACGGCATTGACGAGGGGACCAAAACCGAGTTGGCAAACGCAGGCGCAAACCCTTACACCATACAGGACACCGCTGGTGTGTCTGAGATGGAAGGTGATTTTACTGCCGGACAATATGACCTGATATCGTTTCGTGACATGGGCGATAGGTGGCTTGAACGCTTTCGGAAAAACAATTAAAAGCTAATGAGGAGAGATAAAAGGATGAAAGTATTTAAAGGCTTGCTGGTCTTGGTTTTTGTGTTTTGTGGCTCTGGCGTAAGTGCGGAGCAAACCATTCCGCTGCCCGGAGATAATGGGGCGAATGTCGAATATGTCAAGGTGGACGAAGGCACTATGCGGGTGACCGTGGACTCGTATGTGCAGCAATTGACGAGGACCGAATGCGTGCCTGTGTCGGTGCCATATACAAAAACGGTGTTCGGGTCGGCGGTTGATTATCAAAGGAGCGAGATTGTAAACGACATCGCACAAATAAACGCAGCGATAGAGGATGCTAACACCCAATTTGCCTCCGAGACCGCAGAGAATACCGAACGGGCAGGCAGGCTTGTTTCGGAAAAAGAGAAGAAGATTGCGGCAATGGAGAGCAAGCTTGCCATTAAGCAAGCAATCCTGGATGAAATGGATGCCCAGAAAATTAAGTAGGAGAAACGCCTTGAAAAGATTTTTAATTTTTACCATAGCGGTTTTGAGCTTTGTGGTAGCTCCTGCGCTGTCAATGGCAGGGGCGCAGCCGGAAGCGGGGCTTGTGGGTCATTGGTTATTGGCTGAGCAAGACTTTGATGGGACGGACACTATTTACGATAAAGCTGGCTCAAATGATGGCACAGGCACAAATATTGCTTCAGCTGATTTTGTGGCTGGTTATGATGGCAAAGATAACACAGCCATTGATTTTGATGGGAGTAGTGAGTATATAGCAACAACTGG